ATCAGAACCATCAATAGTAAATACTGTTTTATCAACACCACCATCATTAACTTTAAATATTATGTCGCCATCACTAGCGTCATTTTCAATAGTTATGTTTCCAGAAGTTGTGCTTAAACTTACAGCAGAATCTCCAGCTGTAATGTCATCAGCCGCAGAACCTCCACCAGAATCAGCAAAACTTAAATTACCACTTCCATCAGTGGTTATTGCCTGTCCAGATGTACCATCTGCTATTGGTAATGTAAAAGTGACATTAGAAGTTGGGTTTCCAGCTTTTAAAGCAGTATAATTTGAACCTGTGTCTGAATCTTCTTTAAAACGTATTTCTCCACCTTGCGTTGAACCACCAGAAACTTCAATATTAGTATCTTGTAAAGTTAAAACAGTTCCAGTAGCAGTTGTTGTTAATCCAGCAACAGAAACAGCACTATCTAACCAGTTAACTGTATTTGCCGAATGATCTAAAGTTGCTAGGGAAATGTCGTCTGAACCATCATAATATTTTAGTGTTGGACTAGCGGCTGTTGTTGTATCTAGCCAAATAGTTCCAGCTACTGCGGAACTTGGTCTTGATGTTCCAGATTGTGTTGTATTTAATGCAGATAAAGTATCATTTAGATTTGATCTAAAAGTTCCGAAAGCTACGTTATCTATTGTTATTTGTGAAACTTGACTCATAATTAACTCCTTAAATTATTGTTAAGCACTTTTCAACCCAAATCCTTGTGCGTTAAAATCAAATGTACGACTTATCGCTGTATCAGAACTATTCTTAAATATAATATCAAAGCCATTCTTTGTTTTATTACTTATAACAAAATAGTCCCCTGTTGCCATATCTTGTGCTGTAATGGTGATATTTGGTGTATTATAAAAACCATTAGTAAAAGTAATAGACTTAGAACCAGCACCAGAAACAACATCATCACCAGTTTCATTTCTTTTTTCTACATTAATTTTAACTTTTAATTCTTTTACTAATGCTCTAGCTTGATTATTATTAGATAATAAAACTGATCTAAATTTAAAATATCTGCCTGTAAATGTACCCTGTTGAGCAATACCAGTAAAGGTAGAAATATCATCTAATGATGTATTACTAGCACCTATTTGAATAACTGTTCCAGCATTTGTAGGTAAGTTTCCATCAAATGGTGCTTTAGCAAAATCAAATAATTCAGCAGTACGCCCAGAATCAAATAAGTCGTATGGATCATCTGCAACCATATCAATCTCAACAGAAAAAGTCATATCATAAACATCTGGCAAAGTTAGGGTATTTTCAAAATCATATGTTCCAGAATTAATAATATTTTTATTTACTCCGCCTGTTTCAAACACAAAGTTAGAATCTATGCTATCAAATAATCCAGTAGTAGAATCAAATAATGTTATTGTATCTAAAGTAATACAATTTGTTCCATCTATTTGCCTTTTAAAGACATTAGTTTTTGTTCCATTAAAATCTGGGTGTTCATTAATGTTTAAAACATTAGTAAAATTATTTAAACCAAAAGTATTAGAATAAATAAATGCTGGCTCAAGACTTTCGTTGCCTAACTTGTCAACTGCTTTTATCCCTAAAGCAAAAGGTGGCTCTATACTATTAACTAGAACACTATTAGATTTTCTTCTAGGAACTTGAACTAAATCTGTTGAATTAAACCATGAAGCACCACTACCTAGTTTTTGATAGCGTATTTCATAAAATTCTACATCTAAATCAGTTACAGGTGTCCAAGATAATTGCATTTGATCAGAACCAACCATAGATAAACCAAAAGCTGTAATATTTTGCGGTGGCTCGGTAGCACCAACAATTTTTCTTGTTCCAGATACATATGTTGATTTTACCCCTAAACTATTAACTGCTCTAACTCTAACTTGATATGTTGCCCCATCTATTGCATTTAATAATTGGTATTCTAAAATTTTACCTGTTGCTATTTCTCTAAAATCATCAACAACTGCGTTATCATCTTTATCTAATGTTTGTTTTACTTGTACCTCATAATTATCAACAAAGTTATCAAGAGAAGCACCTACTGTTATTTTTAATCTAGTTATGACAGTTCCATCATTATATTCTACTAAATCATCATCTAGAGTAATACTAGCTGGGGGAAGAATACTAAAAGGATTTGGCAACGTTGTATCTGGAATAGTTGCTACTTCTTGCTGTGTGCCGAATGTGTAATAACTATCTTGATGTTCTGTTAATTGTAAATCAACTGTTAGATCAGTATTCAAAGTGATACTGGCTACTCTAAATGGCTTAGCACTAAAACTTGGAGTAGCGTGAGTGATGTTTACTATATCGCCTACGGATAAATCTAGGGCGGTTGCGTCTGCTTTTAGTGATACATCTAAACTTGATCTTGATCTACGCAAAATAATTTCTGCCATTTCTTGTGCTTGATATGGACTATTTAATGTAGGGAAATCAAAACGACCTTCTAATAAAATTCCACCATCATCACTTAAAAGATTTGCGTGTTGATCTGCACTCGCTAAACCAGTTTCATTTACTGGTGGAAACTGTGCTTCATCTGATTGATAATTTTTATCTGGATTAATAAATGAAACTATAACTCTATTAAATCGTGAGTTTTTATTTTTAGATGATACAGATATACCACCTATAATATTATCCTCTGTTAAACTTATACTTGCAGAGCCAGTTGTTTCTATAAGTATTTTATAAGCACCACCTGTATAATTTAAAAAACCTCTACACCCTTTTAAAAATTCTTTGACGTTATCAATAGCTTTTTTAGATGTATCTATAACTGCGTGGCTATCCATTAAATCAATAGCACTAGCACCACTATAAGGCGTTATGTCTGTATCACAAACATCACCAGCCGTTTGCCAATCAGCATAGTTAGAATCAAAATATTCGTTAGCTATTCCCATTCCAAATCTATCGTTGCGTAAATAATCTAATAATTGAAAAACTGCGTTATCTGAATATTCCCAAGTGCTTGAATTATCTTCTCTATGAGAACCAGAACCACCAGTTTTTGTGCTATCTAAATTTGGGTTATAAACTTTTTTACCTTTAACTACTGAGTGAACTGTTGGAATAGAACCGAAAGCGTCAGAGTTCCATTGAAAGCGAATAGCCAAATAACTTAACCCTTGTAGTTTATGATTAGAACCCCAAGATGATAAAGTAGATAAAAGACTTGAAGCAGTTTGACTATCAGAACCAAAATGTGGCTCAACTGTGATTAAACTTTCACTATCTTTATAATAATTTGAATCACTAGCATTAACTGTAACTTGTGTATTGTCTGCTAAATCTCCAGACCATGTTACTAAATTATCATTTACATATATTTCATTTATATCTGAAATTTCTCCTTCACTTAGAATAATTGCCATATAAAGATAAGTGTTATCTTCTCCAGATGTTTCTAAGAAAACAACATTACCCCCAACTTTCCTAGTTCCATAAATTACAGGGATATGTGCATTAGAACTTGTTTTATTTATTAAAACACCTTTTGCATTTTGTTCTGGTAAATTATCGCCATAGTCTGGTATCTCTGGCATTGGTATTAGCCAAGAGATTGCCTTTTCTACAATCTTAACAATAGGATCAAAAATTTTTAATATACTATCAAATAAACCCATTACTCTTTACCCCATCTAATATCTTGAACTGTTAATGCAGAAAATTCCATTCCTTGATCAGTAGAAAAAAAACGTTGTTGTGAATTATTAGAAGTTTGTCTGCCACTTATTTTTTCAAATTGTCCCCAATGTGAAGTTGTACTTAAAACTAGATTAGCAACATCTGTATTATCGGTTATACTAAACTCATCTATAGTTCCATAATATAATAAAAATGGATCAGCAATTAATGCATTAGAAGTATTTAATAATCCTTTCCAAATTTTTACTTCATCACCTATGATGTTATTATTTAAAGCAACAGCAATATAAGTTTGTTCAACACCAGATAAACTAATTTGAATTGTATTCTTTATCGGTTGATTTGCTTCACCTACATTTGATATGCCTAATAAATGACCACTAGCAGTATATGTTTGTGAACTACCAGATACACTTGATGTTAAATCAAAACTTGCAGTAGTTAAATAAACTGGTGTTGGGAATCCAATATAAATTAAATTAACAGGTCTAACATTTCCTGTTGCCAATTCTGTTTTGACAGCACTTGTTAATCCTCTTGCCATTAGATACTCTCAATAACATCAAATTCAAAACTAAATAATAAATTCCCAGAACTATCAACTTGGTTAGTTTGGAACTCTTGAAGATCACTATTTAAATGAACTGTGAAGGGTACACTGTCATAAGTTACAGCTTCATCATTTGCTAGTGCATTAGTTAGTGGTGGTTCTATTGTTAGCGTTGACGCATTAGAACTTGGCGTTACATCAGCAACAATCATATAAACTTTAGAATGACCAGCAAACTTTATAAGATCGCCAGCTTTAAAACTACCAGCAGTATCTCCAGCATGACCATCAACAGTTATCGTTGTATCGCCAGCACTATGAACTCCATTAACTAATACTGTTCCTGTTTCACTACCTTGTGCGTTTAAATAGCTGGGGAAGGTTATAGTGAAATCTTCTTTCTGTGAGCGTTGTCTTATAATAAATGCTTGTATCGGTGCGAAGTCTGATCGTGTTTTAAGAGGATAAGAAACTGTAAATGTCCAACGTTGTCCATCAACTTGTCTACGAAATGTTTTACCGCTATCTGTTGTTGACATAAGAGTTTTCTGTTCACTCTTAAAATTAAGTGCATTAAAATCATTACTTGGTAAAGCACCACTCATACTATTGCCTGTCTACCTTTTTCATTAACAGCACTATTAATCATATTTACAATTAAACCTCTACTATTAACTAGTAACTCATTAAAGCCTCTAGCGTCTACTGTGTTGATATTAAAGTTTACATTTACAGGT